TACCCGAAAAATGAGCGCTTCGCTTACGGGTGGATCCTAAATCGAGTAGAGGTGTAAAATGGCCGTACAACTTAGCGTATCAGCACGAAATGCGAAATTGGACTCTATTGAGACTACAGTTGGCACTTCGCCGAAGCTGCAGATTCGCACTGGCGCTCAACCAGCTAGCTGCGCAACAGCAGACTCCGGAACGTTGCTGTGTGAGATTACTTGCCCGTCTGACTGGGCCGCTGCTGCCGCGTCTGGTGCGAAGGCCAAGAGCGGTACTTGGAGCGGAACTGGGGTCGCAGCCGGTACTGCTGGACACTTCCGTTTGAAGGACAGTGCTGGCACTACCACTCACTTGCAGGGCAGCATCACTGCTACCTCCGGCGGTGGCGACATGGAGTTGGATAACACCAGTATCGCGGTTGACCAGACCGTTACTGTGAACACCTTCACCATGAACGAAGCTAACGCATAACGGAGGCTGCTATGGCCACTGAATGGACAAAGGAGTTGTTCGATCTGGCCTATGAGTTCAACGCTGAACCCATGGGCCATCCGAACACGCGCCCTGGAATCAGGCTGCATTACAATCGCTATGTGATGTTTCCCGAAATGCTCAAACGGGCACGGTTCTTTATCGCCCATTTTGGGCTGACGGCGGCTGACCGGGTGCTTGTTGTAGGGACCGGCTTTGGGTGGACTTGTGAGGCTCTTCAAAGCCTCGGAATCGAAACCATCGGCACCGACATCTCGTCCTATATCTTCAGCGTGAAGGATACTAGTGAGGATGCGGAAATCGCGGACGCCATCACGGCGGTCGGCCTCAATCCGGCTTCTGGAGAGGGCCTAGTCCACTTCAATCGCCTCCGCTCCTCCAAGCGTACCAACGGCACTGTCCTCAATGAGGATTCAGCCTCGAATAAGAGCCGCAACACGGTGAAGCGCGCCCTGTCCAGTGATCCAACCTTGATCATCACGGAAGACCTCGTAACGAGCCTCACCGACGAAGAGTGTGCCCAAATCCAATCCTTTATCGAGGGCTACTCCGTCTCTCGGATTTGCCACTTCCTGACCGAGTTCGCCAATCCCGACGCGCCGTTCTTCTTCAACTCGAAGAGCATCGACGAGTGGAAAGCCCTTTTCCCCACCTCGACGATCATCGCCGATGGGCATAAGTATCGGGTGCTGTAATGGCCATCCCCACAACGATTACAACACTAGCCAATCCAAGTGTGGGTGGCGCACGCCCTTACATATCGTCTGGTGGGAACGTATATGTTCTGCTAAGGGATAGTTCACCCACCACTACCCTGTCTATGTTCAAGGCTACTGACCCTACCAGTAGCTTTGCTTCTATTGGTACGGACTTCGCGGTTTCGTCAGGGCTGACTATTCAGTCTATAGCCACCACCCAAGTTGGTGATGTGATCCACGTTGTAACCATGGATGGCACTAACAAAAACGATAAGGATCTTCGCTATCACACCTTCAACATGGCAACTGATGCTTGGGTAATAACCAATGAAACAATATCAGAAACCATAGTAGATACGAGTCCCAACGGCGCTATTAATAACCCGCTCGGTATCGCAGTGCGCTCCGATGGTGACGTTATCGTCCTCTACCAGAGCGATAGCGTGGCCAACATGGGTTCACAGCGTTCTCGCGTTAGCTACGCTAGGCGCGAGTCCGCATCTTGGACGATTGACGTAGCAGTTGACGATGGCGGTGGCACTAGCTGGGGAGGCGGCACCGCTGTTCTTGGTGGGTCGGATAGAACCCATTTCTTTTTTGACGACTTAGGTCTGGATGATGCCTATCAGCGCACTTTAACTTCAGCGAATGCCCTGGAAACTTTCCCATCTTCTTTCGATAGTACCTCAGCTGGATCGGTGGTAACTTTTGCACGAGGCGGTGTTGCTTATGATAGCGGTGGCACCATTAAAGTGCGGTTGGGCTATGTGGATGGCACCGCCTCCACTCTAAACAGCGCTAAGTTGGATTCGGCTGACTCCCCGACCGTCGCTGTGGACTCCGACATAACGGGCACTACAAACGCTAACACTTCTGCCTATAAGTCAGATTTCGCGGTAGACGGCACCGATCTGTACTGTTTCTTTGTAGAAGTTAATGTTAACGACATATCGTGGATAGTTAACTCTGATGACGGCGGGTGGTCGTCGCCTACGGCATTTTGGGATGACGCTTCCGACCTCTTAACAACCTACGCAAACGTCTACACAAGGGGGAGTAGCGTAGTTGTCGGCGTGGTGTCGAATATCTCCGGTAGTGTCCTTTACAATGAGTATCTTATCTCAACTAGCGGCGTTTCGGGTGATGCGGATTTCACCTTCGGGGCGATGACTACTACCTCTGATGGTGACGTTTCAGTAGGTGGAACTTATAACAAGACTTTCGTGGCGATGACCACTACGTCTGATGGGGATGTATCACTGTCAGGCACTGCCAACTTTACCTTCGGGGCAATGACTACCACGTCAGAAGTGGACGTGGTAGTAGTTGCAGATTCCGATACCACTTTCGATGCCATGACCCTGACTGCTGCCGGTACGGTAGCAGACCCAGTAATTATAGGGGACGCCGACTTCACTTTCGGGGCAATGACAACTACCTCTGATGGTGACGTAGCAGTAGACGCAGATGCTATCTTCACTTTCGGAGCAATGACAACCACTGCTGATGCTGATGTGGCAGTAGTGGCAGACGCTAACTTCTCGTACGATACAATGGCAGTGAGTTCGACGGGCGACGTGTCACTGTCTGGAACTGCTGACTTTACCTTTGGGGCAATGACGCTGACTGCTGACGGCACAGCGGCATTTGACGAGCGTATAGGCACTGCTGACTTTACCTTCGGCGGCATGACAACTACTGCTGACGCCACAACTTTTAAAACTCGCCTTTACCTAACTGATGTCAACAACGACCAAAGTGGCACATACCCGACTGACTCTCAAGCAACCAGCCCATTGATTTACGATTACGCTGTCTCTACAGCTACCACTCTCAAGCGCATGACCATTGAGAAGGGAGACTCTGCCAGCCAAGAATTAATCAGCGGGGCTTCTCTCGCTACAACAAACCCTCAAGTCGGCCTTTATGGTATGTGGGCATCGCCTCCTCTTGCAGGCAACCAAACTATCACCAACGCCGCTTTAAACATCAACTGCGCGTTTGCTCAGTCCAACCTTGAGATGAACCTTGGCGCAGGCTTCACGGCTGAAATTTATGTCTGGCGCTCATCGACTGGAACTAAAGTTGGCACCATCCACCACAACGTTACATATGACGGGGTTGAAGAGAACGGCGGTGGGGGCTCTACCCGCGTTGACCATGGTACGGCTCTTTCCTCAACTGAAGTCTCTGCCTTAGATGGCGATGTCATTATCTGCGAGTATTTTCATCACCACACCCAAGACACCGCTGTCTCGCGTAATGGCTTCACCGCTTTTGATGGCTCAACTGTAGTCATCAAAACTCAAACTTCTGTCTCTGCTCATGCCTCGTTCATCGAGTTTGAGCCAGAGTATGCTTTCCAGGGACTGGCTGCTGTAGCTGATGCCAACTTCACCTTCGGGGCGATGACTACTACCTCTGATGGTGACGTAGCGGTGCTGGCAGATGCCGACTTCACATTTGATGCTATGACTGTTACATCTGACGGAGACGTTGCCATTATAGTCGTAGATGGGGACTTCTCCTTTGATGCTATGACTACCACATCAGATGCTGATGTATTTGTAGATGCTGATGCTAACTTCACCCTTGGAGCTATGACCACAACTACTGAGGTAGATGTGTTAGTAGATGCGACCGCAGACCTCACCTTTGGAGCTATGACGCTGACTACTGAGGTTGACGTTGCCGTCCTCGGGACTGCCGACTTTACCTTCGGGGCGATGACTCTTACTGCCGACGGTACTGTAAGCGCTGCGCCGGTCATAGTAGCAGACGCTGATTTCACCTTTGGGAGCATGACTACTACCACTGACGTGGACATACTCGTAGAAGCGGATGCTGACTTTTCCTATGCTGCAATGACTGCAACTGCTTCTGGCGCGCTAGCCATTGCGGCAAGTGCTACCCTGCTAATGGGCGCCATGTCCACGGCTTCTGACGGTGACGTATTTATTGTCGGTGAGTCCAACTTTACCTATGACGCTATGACGGTGAGCGCAGCCATCCTTGGAGAAGCAGAAATGGCCAACTTAGATAAAATATCACTATTTGCATCCGACTACGCGCCGGGTACAATCAACGACAAGCTTAAGAAGCTGCTTATAGCGAACGGTGCTACAGGAACTCACATTGATGATTTGTGGATGAGCTTCTTAGGTAATCTAGGTCATACAGGGTCTATGAACGACAGGCTTAGAAAGTTCCTCTTGGCCTATCATGCAGTGTCAGATACTGGCCAGACTGTAGATGACCTATGGTCCCTAGTAACTGGCCCATACACCCCTTGAGGCGAACAACTATGAATCCTATATTCGTTGCACCAATAATTGATCTTATATCAAAAGGGCTGGATAAGTGGATACCAGACCCAGAAGCTAAGGCTAGAGCGCAGTTAGACGTAGCTAGAATGGTACAGGACGGGGAGTTTAAGGAGCTTGAGACAAGGATGGGGGCCATATTGCAAGAAGCCCAGAGTCAGCATAAGTACGTGGCTCTGGCCAGACCTAGCTTCATGTATGTGTTCTACTTCCTAATAATTTCTATGGTTGTCATAGCACCTGTTGTCGGCATATTCCGACCAGAGGCTATGGAGTTGTTCTTCATATACGTCGGCAAGGGCTTCGCAGCCATACCTGAGCCTCTGTGGTGGACGTTTACATCTGGTTACTTAGGATATGGGGCATATCGTACCTATGAGAAGAAGAATGGTGTTGCAAAGTAGCACTAGCTAGCGTACTATTAGTTCAGCCACTCTCCTTCCCTAAACTAACAGCCTGGGACTGGAGCTAACCTCCCGAATACGAGTAGGCAGAACTCTATCCTTATGGGAGGTATATCATGGCATTCCCCAATGTTTCCGACATTGTCGCCACTACGATCGAAAAGCGTAGCAAGAAGATTGCTGACAACGTCAGCAAGAACAATGCTTTGCTTGCTCGGTTGAAGCAGCGCGGTCGCACTCGCACCTTTAGCGGCGGTCGCCTCATTTATGAGGAACTGTCGTTCGCACAAAACGGTAACGCTGGGTTCTACAGCGGTTACGACATCCTGCCGACCAATGCACAAGATGTGCTGACTGCTTCGCAGTTCGACATCAAGCAGGCGGCTTGCCCGATTGTTATCTCTGGTCTGGAAGAGTTGCAGAACTCCGGCCCGGAGGCGATGATCGACCTGTTGACCAGCCGTATTGACGTCGCAGAAGCCACTATGCAGAACTTGGTGGCTGGTAGCGTCTACTCGGATGGTACTGGCTACGGCGGTAAGGAGATCGTAGGTCTTAACGCTGCGGTTCCGTTGGCTAACACCACCGGCACCTACGGCGGCATTGACCGCGCCTCTTGGACCTTCTGGCGTAACGCCATCAAGGACAGTGCAGACACCACTACCCTTCTTGCTGACATGAACGACCTTTGGTCGCGCTTGGTTCGTGGCATGGAGCGTCCTGACCTCATCGTCGTGGACTCGGTGGTATGGCTGGCCTACTTGGCGCTGGTACAGGACAAGCAGCGCTTCACCACTATGGAAGGCAGCGGTTCGGCGGGCTTCGGCTTCCCGACTGTGAAGTTCATGGATGCTGACATGGTCCTGGACGGCGGCATCGGGGGCTTCTGCCCTGCGGGTACTGCGTTCTTCTTGAACACCAAGTATCTGCACTTCCGCCCGCACAGTGCGCGCAACTTCGTGCCGCTTAGCCCGAACAAGCGGTATTCCATCAACCAAGACGCTGAGGTCCAGATTCTGGCTTGGGCTGGTAATATGACCAGTTCTGGTGTCCAGTTCCAGGGCCGTCTCGACGTTAACGCCTAATAGGAGGGTAATGTCATGGGTGTTATCATTGGTATTGACCCGTCCAAGGTTCGCACGGCGGCCGAGGGTGCGGAGTTCAAGCTTGGTAGCCTCGGCTACGAGCAAGAGTCCGCCGGCCCTCCAACTACTGCGATGGGCGTGACTGGCGGCTCTGGCAGCCAAGACAATAGCTGCAAGTGCTATATGTACGTTGAAGCGGCTGCTGCCATTACTGGGGATGGGTATGTGGTGATCGTCGATGGTAGTGCATTTACTGCCGCGATGGTGACTGACACCTTGTCCGCCCCCGGTTCTGGTCAGGGCAAGGCTGTCGGCGTGGCACGCGCTGCCATCGCAAGCGGTGGGTTCGGCTGGGTTCAGGCATACGGGGCTGGTACTGTCCGTGTACTTGCTAACGCGGCAGCCTATACCCAACTCACCACCAGCGCTACTGCTGGTTCTCTGGACGACGCCACCACTGCTGGACTGGAGGTGGTTGAGGGCATTGCGCTGGATGTAGCAAACGGTGGATCTACTGCCAACGTAGCAGCTTGGATCAACTGGCCGGTTGTCGGTCGTACGCTGTAAGGAATAATTCCCTGGGAACAAGGATGTTCCACCTTACTTTATGGTGCTAAGTTATGGAAACTGCTGAGTATGATGTACAAGATTTTAACGAGCGGTACGCTGCTGATAAGAGCGTTTACGCAAGATTTTACACGATGCCCGTTAAAGACGAGCACGCATCGGCCAACGAAGGAAGGCCGATTTTCTATGATAAGGAGTACATAGAAATTCGCGCTGCTGGGAACCAGAACAACATTGTTCAACGACCATCTATGCAACAGGACCGTGAGCGGTTTTCTAGGCAGTATGCGGCATTCAAGCAGGGCAATAGTGAACAGGTTGTAGGCACGCCACTGACTGAGGTCACTTGGCTTACCCGCTCTCAGGTAGAGGAACTGGCATACGTCCGCATCCGCACCCTTGAGCACTTGTCCTCTGTTAGCGATGATATTTGCAGCAAAATGCCGGGCTTGCAGGACTTGAAGCGCAAGGCTGCGCAGGTGTTGGAAGCGGCTGAGGCAGTAGCTCCAATCACCGCCCTTCAAGAAGAAAACGAGGGGCTGAAGGCTCAAGTGGCGGCTCTTGCCAATCAGGTTAAAGAGCTTACTGCGGCCATGAAAAAGGCCGAGAAATAGGGGGTCTTCCCCACCGGCTAAGATCTTGCACCGTCTTGGTCGGATTTTATAGGAGTTCCGGCCTTGCCTATCCAAGCAACTACCCAATACATAATTGACGCAGCGACTGACGAACTTGGTCTGCCACGGCAGACTCTTGTTGCTGGCCTCATTGATCAGATAGGTACGCAGTCGTTGGCGCTCCTTAATTCCTGCGGCAGTGAGCTAGTAAAAGCCCACGACTGGCAGTTTTTAGAGGGACAGGCCACCATCAACGGTGATGGTACGACCACTGAATTCACGCTGCCAGCGGACTTTGGGCGTATAGTGGACCAGACTCAGTGGTCCAGCAACACCAACCTTCCAATGGAAGGTCCGCTCAATGCGCAGTCGTGGGGCTGGGTACAGTTCGGCATAGTGTCTGCTGGTGTGTTCTTCCGCTACCGCATCCTCGGTAATAAGTTCGCCGTATGGCCTACTCCTGGAGCCAGTGAAGTACTCAGGTTTTATTACATCAAAAAGAACTGGGTACTTGATCAGGACGCTGTGACATACAAGGACATTACTGACGATGCCCTTGACACCCCTTTATTTGACCGCAACCTCCTTATAAAGTGCCTGAAAGTCAAGCTCTGGAATCAGCAAGGGTTTGACACTACTTCGTTGGCTAAGGAGTACTACGACGAACTTACGATTGAAAAAGCGCAGAGCGGCAGTGCTCCGGTGCTAAGTCTGAGCAGCACGCGCAATCGCATTCTCCTAGACCCTCGTAGAAATATCCCGGATGGAGACTGGAACTAATGAGGCTCGCCGGTAAGCAAAGGGTATCCCAGGTATATCCTCTGGGAGCTCCCATCTTGGGGCTGAATGATACTGACTCCATAGCAGACATGGACCCTAAGTATGCTTTGGACATGCTTAACGTATTTCCTGAACTCGGGGCGCTGAAGGTACGCTGGGGGTATGTGGAGCACGTTACAGGCATGACTGATAATGGCAAGACCCTTATGGTGTTCAATAATCAGGACGGCACCTCTAAGCTATTCTGCGCTACTGACGACGGTATATTTGATGTAACAGCCTCCACAGCTTCCCCCTCTAATGTAAAGGCTCTTACCGAGGGGGAGATGGTATGGACTCAGTTTGCAAACATAGCTGGGCAGTGGCTCATAGCGTGTAATGGAGTAGACGCCCCGGTCATATACGACGGCGCAACTTGGACAAGCTTCTCTAACGTGGCATCCCCTACAAATCCAGGGGAGCTTGAAACTGGCACTCTAACCGTTGCGAACATAGCTTACGTCCATGTCCACAAGAACCGCCTATGGTTCATAGAGAAA